TTTCTTTGTCACATATGTCCTGTTCTCTTACATACGAAGTTAATTATGACAGTCGATGAAATGAAAGATCGCAAAGCTTGGGAAAAACTTCGTAATATCGGAATTGGAGGTAGTGATGCTGCCATTATTGCCGGTATGAATCGATGGAAGAGTCCGTTCAGGCTTTGGCAAGAGAAAACGGGACAGGTAGAGCCGGAAGACCTATCAGATAATGAGTACATATACTGGGGGAACGTTCACGAAGCGGCTGTCGCAACCAGGTTTACTGAGCTTACAGGATTAAAAGTAAAGAAATGCGGAACGCTTCAATCACTCGAGTACCCGTTCATGATAGCCAACGTCGACAGACTGGTTGTTGGCGAAAACGCCGGCCTTGAGTGCAAAACAGCAAACGGATTTAAAACTAAAGAATGGGAAGGAGACAACGTCCCCGACAGCTATTACCTTCAATGTCAGCATTACATGGCTGTCACTGGTTGTGACAAATGGTATATTGCATGTCTTATCGGAGGTAATCACTTTATTTGGAAAGAAATTCCCAGAAATGAAGAAGATATTAGGGCGCTTATTGAGGCAGAAGAATCCTTCTGGATGAATAATGTTAAGGGCGGCATTATGCCCGATGTGGATGGTAGCAAGAGTTGTTCGCAAGCACTTACCGAACGATTTCCCGGTGGCCTTGCGGATGACATAGTACTTCCCAAAAATGCTGAAACGTTACTGACCGAAATTGATGAGCTTCAAGAAGTAGAATCGAGAATCAAAGAGCAAGTCGAAACCAAAAAGAACCAACTGAAGGCCATGATAGGTGATCATGAGGTAGCTTATGCCGGAGAAAGAAAGATTACCTGGAAGACGCAAGCCGGCAGAACGACAATTGATAGTAAGAAACTTAAGACGGAACTTCCGGATATATATGAAAAATACAGTAAGAAGGGTAGCCCGATAAGGGTATTCAAGATATAAAGGAGGACCTATTAATGGCAACCACAAAGGGCGGTTTGATGACCGCAAAAAGTAACAAAACTGACGGCGTTAGGAACATGAAGGACTTAGTAGTATCGATGGAGGACCAAATCCAGAAAGCGCTGCCTACCGTAATCACAAAAGAACGTTTTACTCGCATGGTTTTAACAGCTATGAGCAGCAATACTCAGCTGCAGGAGTGTACGCCGACCAGTTTTCTCGGGGCTATGATGCAAGCAGCACAGCTGGGGGTAGAGCCGAATACTCCGCTTGGACAAGCTTACTTAATTCCGTACAGAAACAGTAAGAATAAAGGAGCCCTGGAATGCCAATTTCAACTGGGATACAAAGGGCTTATTGACTTGGCATACCGAAGCGGTGAAGTAAAAGACATCCAAGCCCATGAAGTATATGAAAACGATGTTTTTGAATACGAGTTGGGCCTTGAACCGAAGCTGAAACATATACCGGCTACCAGCAATCGAGGAAGTGTTATTGCCTACTATGCTGTATTTCATACTCAAAAAGGCGGATATGGATTCGAAGTTATGAGTGTGGAAGATATAAAAAAGCATGCTCAAAAGTATAGCAAAGCTTCCGGCAGTAACTATAGTCCCTGGAACAGCAACTTTGATGAGATGGCCAAAAAGACGGTGCTTAAGAAGTGCTTGAAATATGCCCCGCTTAAGACCGAATTCGTAAGAGAAATGAGTTCTGATGGGACCATTAAGAAAGACATTGCTAAAAACATGAGTGATGTGCCTGATGAAATGGATTACATTGATACAGAAGCTGAAACGGTTCCCGACAATGTAGATCCGATGACAGGAGAAGTATTGGATACACGGACAGAACAGGAGAAAAAAGATGATGCAATCTTAGAAGCGTCTATTTCCGAATAACGTTCAAAAGGAGACCCTATGGCAAGGCCGATAAAACAGGGGTTAGACTATTATCCTTTGGATGTCGGGTTTTTGCAGGACGTTAAGATTCGCAGAATAATGAGAGCGTGCGGAATACAATCCATCCCGGTGCTAATCAGCCTGCTGGCTAATATCTATCGTAATGACGGGTATTTCCTTCGGTGGAGTCCTGATATGTCCTTTCTAATTGCTGACGAGCTTGGGGTTAGCGAGGGCGCAGTTACTGCGACTGTCGACAAGGCGGTGCAGGTGGATTTCTTTAACGCCAATATGTACGAATGCTACGGCGTACTTACTTCTGAAGGGATACAGAGCCGCTTTTTTGAGGCGGCTTCCCGCAGAAGGGAAGTCCGTTACGACGCAAGATTTCTGCTCATAAACGTTAATGTATACAAAAACCTAGTTAATGTAGACAATAACCCCGTAAATGTAGACGATAATCCACAAAGTAAAGTAAAGGAAAGTAAAGTAAAGGAAAGTAAAGAAGAAGGAGAAGAAAGGACTTCCGCTGCGGCTGATGAAATTATGGGGTATTATAGTTCTAATATTCATCCCGTCAGCTCTCTCGTTGAAAAGGATAAACTTATTGCTTTGGTTGAAACTCATGGTGATGCTTTTGTTCATAAAGCTATTGAAAGGGCCGTTGTGAGAAATAAAAGAAGCCTGGCTTATATTACCGGTATTCTTAACCGTTGGGAAGCCAATGGATACGATGAAGGGATTTCTGAAAGCCATAAAAGTTCCCGGAATCAGTGGCAACATTCAGAAGATTACGAGCGTTTTATGCGTGAACGTGAAGAGCATAAACGAAAACTACGGCAAAGGGGGTCCTAGGGAATGTTTACGAGCGGAAGTATGGACTTTATCCAGTCTCTGATTTGCGGTTCATATCCGAACCAATTAAGAGATAATGATGAAAGGACTCGATATTTTAAAAATTTTGAAAGAATATTTGCAAGGTACGATGAACAGGATGTAGCTGATGCGGTAGAAATTACGATTGAACGGGAAAAATTTTTGCCGTCCTTGGCAACCATAAAAGAAATACTGGATAAGAAGCTTAGTGCACGGGCAGAAGTCGAACGATCTTCTTTAAAGATTGCCGAATATAGTAAGCCGAGACATAAAATTGATGTACAAGCTTTAATAGCCAGGTTGGCAGCTTTAAAAGAAAAGAAGTATGAGCAACCCATTCCTCGCAAGTTAAGAACGTTTGCGCGTAGCCTTTGGCCGGATATTCCTGATAGCGTAATTCGGAAAAACTTAGCGATACTGACACATTACGCAAGCACCGACATGCAGCTTGATGAATGTGGAAATAAGGTACAGCTGTATTTATCGAAAAATGGTGAAATTGTAGAACGAGTTGTATTGAATTAGTTACGAAAGGAGAATGAACATGAATCAGGTCATTGTTGTAGGTAACATGGGGCAAGATCCGAAACGAAGAGAAACGGTAAGCGGCAATGTGGTTGTTAGTTTGTCAGTTGCCATAAATAGAAATTACAAAGATAAAAACGGGGAGTACCAACAGGCTACCGATTGGGTGAATGTTGAGGCTTGGAATGATTTGGCTAATTCTATCTATGAAGATTTGCACAAGGGGGATGCGGTTATCGTAATCGGCCGTATGAAGACTAACGTATATGAAAAAGACGGTGTGAATCAATACCGTACATACATTTTGGCGGATGAGGTAGGACAAAGACTGAACAAGTGGAGAAAAAAGGAAGCTACTACTGGCTTTGAAGATATGGGCGAATCGGTTCAGGAAGAAATCCCGTTTTAAAGGAGAGCATAAATGCCGATAAAGTATGAGGAAACAGAAAAAGTACGGAGAATTTTAATGACGCTTTATGGAAATCCGGTTGCCCAGGGACGCCCGAGGTTTTCACGGCAAGGCGGATTTGTAAAAACGTATGATCCGATAAAGTCCAAAGCCTATAAGGCACTGATAAGATTAGAACTACAACCGTTACTGGCTAAACCCGGCTTTAGGCAGTTTGAAAATCCGTGTAGAGTACACTTATTAATATGTCGAGCTATTCCGAGTGGATTTAGTCAAAAGAAACGAAAAGAAGCTATAGAAGCTAAAATTCGACCGACAACAAGACCTGATACGGATAATTACATCAAAGGGATACTGGACGCACTAAACGGTACCGTGTTAAAAGATGACAGCATTGTGTGCGAAATTAATGCGGGAAAAATATACAGTGATAAACCGAGAATTGAAGTTATGGTTGAAGAACGATTACGATATTAGGAGGCTACAGAAAGGATGACAGATAAACGAACCAAAGAAGTGGAAACGTTACTTAGAAAATACAATGTGACGAAAGTCTATATTGAAAACCTTCATGCGGAACTCGAAGAATACCAAACCCAGCTAAATTTGACGGCAGCTCCTAAGGTTCCGTCTCTGTCATTTGCTCCCGGAAGTAATGGGGAAATGTTAAGCCAGGAAGAAAAGTCCATGTGTGAAAAAGAAAAAATTGAAGAACTGCAAAAAAATATTCAGGAAGAACTGAATAAGATTGAGCCGGTAATTAAGAGACTTGACCGTTCTATAGAGGCTCTAAGCTATCCTGACCGCACTATTGTTGTAGAACGTTTCATTAACGGGGCGTCCTGGATGCGTATTGCGGATGTGTTACATCTAAGTGAACCGGCTGTAAGAAAACGTTCCGGTAGAGTTTTGGAAAAAGTATCAATGATGATGTTCGGTCCCTTATCAATTCCCTTGCAGATGCATTTTGTTTTTACCGATAGAAATTAAGGGATGTCACAAACGGTACGCTTTCGTATCAACTTGGTACGGAAAATGCTGGTATATTAATAGTGTGAACACCTCCTAAAACATACATTGCATGACACAAAACAAGACGCTCAGTGATTGGGCGTCTTGTTTTGTTGAACTTATTATTACAGTATGCCCGGTTTGTGTAGGGGGCGTAATAAAGGAAATAACCCCAAGCCATTATGACTCGGGGTTATTCCTTTACCAGAGGTCGACAAAATAAGATTTTGTCTTGTCTAAATCACAGTGGATTTAGACCATGTAGGATTGAAAATCCTTCTGTAAGGATATATCTAATTTTAAAAATTGTAAAGTGTTTAGGTAGATAGCTTATGGGTGACGGAGATACTGCATGTAGTAATCTTATAAATAAAAGAATGAGAAAAACGACATGTTGTATAGTCTATTCGTATTTGTCAAAGCACAATGCTATTTAGCAATAAGTAATCTAGATAAATGTCTGGCTTGAAGCATTGTAGCAAGGAGGTGAAGAGATGCCGCAAAAGAGTTTACACGTGTGCTGTTATCCGGGCTGTCATAAGCTTACCCGTGACAGGTACTGCGAAAAACACCGTAAGACTTCGTACGATAACAGACGGCAAAGCGCCGCCAAAAGAGGTTACGGTTCGAAGTGGAACAAGGCCAGGCTTTCTTTTTTAGCCGAGCATCCTACCTGTGAATGCGAGCGGTGCAAGGCTTCGGGGCAGCCGCTTCCCGCAGATGTGGTGGATCACATCATTCCGCACCGAGGTAATCAGAAGCTGTTCTGGGATACGAAGAACTGGCAAGCCATGAATCACGTGTGCCACAATCG